AATATTGCGACAAAAGCAACAGGTAGTATCACAGTTTCAAATCAGGCAGGTTATGATACAGGAAAGACACTGACTATAGCCGGACAAGAATTTACATTTTTAGCTACAGCAACAACAAAAGACAATATTCAAATTAGTGCAACAGAAAGTGATTTTGCTGCGAATATTGTCACTGCTGTTAATTTGGCTACTGCTAATGGAGATTTTGACATAACGGCAATTATCGATAGTGCCAATCCCAAAAAAGTTAATCTAATAGCCAATAATGCAGGAACTTCTGGTAATACAATTCAAATTTCGACCACAGCAACAACCGGTCCAGGAGGTTTAACACTGGCAGGCTTTGCTGGTGGCACAGATAGTGCAAAAATTATTCGTGGTATTTTAATGACACCACAAGGTGTAGAAGCTCAAATTAAATATACTGCAAACGGTGGAAGCTTTGGCACAACAGGTTCTATTGGCAATGATGAAGATTTTGTTATAAATCTAAATAATTTTGTGACAACCGGCAATGGTAACATTCTTTCATGTTCTTTTAATCCAGATGCTTCAAATTATTTTGGCAAGATTATGAATACAAATCCTTATTTAATCAAAGAAAGAGGTCATTATCTTTATGCTTCTTGGGATATGTCAACAAGTGTCATAGAAACAGAAAGTAAAGGAGGTAACAACCTTTCAGGTTTTTGCACACCTACATCATTGAATAGAAACTCTTCTACTGAAATTATTCCTAATTTCGAAAATTTTATCAATAGATATAGAACAGCACATTCTCCATGGGTTGTAAGTCAAGCTTTTGGTATTGATCCAACTGGTGCTAGTAATTCTTATTTAGGAGATAAAGTCATTAAACTCTTTAGAATTCATGCATTAGATGACGGTGAAATTGCAAATAGTCAATTTAAAATTACCATCTCTAATTTAGCAAAAGGCGATTTAGGGAACTGGGGGACTTTTGATCTTAGTATTGATAAATTAATTTCAAATCCAGTTAAAGGTAATTCTCCTTTAATTAAATGGAGCAGATTAAGTTTAGATGAAAATTCACCTAACTTTATTGCTAGGGTAATTGGTGACAAATATTCTAAATATGATTTTGAAGCAGATGGTTTAAAACAAGGTTTAGTTACATATGGAACAAACGATGTTAAAAATCCATTTGTCAGAGTAGAATTGTCAGATGATTTATTGGCTGGTAATTTAGATAAATCTGCATTACCTGCCGGTTTTGGTGGTCTATATGAATTAAATACTTCACATGCAGACATATTTGATGATTCTCAAGTTAAAGGTGCAAGAGTTTTACCTATTCCAATGATTAGATCAATTGGTAAAGGTGAAAGCACTTCCGGAAGAGATGTTGGTGCATTAATTCCTTGGGGTATTAAATTTGGCAGCAAGAAGAATATTGATAGCAAGCATGCAGAATACTCTGAACAAGATTTCAATATGTCATTAATCAATTATTCTAAATATTTTCAAATAAATGAGTCTAGTGCGGCTGCTTCTCCTTGGAAACAACAAGTAGATTCAAATGGCAATTTGGATTTTTCAAATGATTTAAACTTCTTTCATTTAGAAAAAATCAAGATTGTAAAAAAATCTTCTGAAGATAGTGCAGATCCTAAGAAGTGGGGTGATGCGACATTCTTGAGGACAGATGCAGCAATTGACGATATTACTCTAGGTACCAGACGTTTCTTAAGAATTGAAAAAGACTTAAACATTCTTAATTCTAGATTTATGAGTTTTTCATTTATTATGCAAGGTGGTTTTGATGGCCTGAATATATTTGATGAAGATCAACATAAACTAAGTAATGCCGGCTGTGTCAAAGAAGGCAAGGTAGAATTAAGCGGTCCTACAATTGTTGCATATCAAAAAGGTATTGATGCATTTAGCGACAAATCTACAGCGAATATTCAACTTCTTGCAACTCCTGGCATTAGAGAACCATTTGTAACAGATTATGCAATCAAGCAATCAGAAGAAAGATTTGACACAATGTACATTATGGACATTGAAGAAAAAACAAAAGATGACACAATTATACTTTCAGATTCTGAAAAGGTTTCTGTAGATAAAACAATTCAGCAATTTGATTCTCGTCAACTTGATACTTCTTTTGCGGCTGCATATTTTCCAGATGTCATATTGAACAAACAAAATGGAGGTTCATTAAAGGTTCCACCTACAGTTTGTATGCTAGGGGTTTTTAGTAGATTAGATAAAAACAGAAGTCCTTGGTATGCTCCTGCAGGTATTACATCAGGTTTGGTTAATGCCTCATCTGTTGCATTTTCATTAGGTAGAGAGCAATTAAATGAGCTATATGATATGGACATTAATCCTATATACATACCTTCAGGACGAAACAACGTTCACGTTTTTGGACAGAAGACTTTACTCAAAGAAGCTTCTGCTTTGGATAGAATTAATGTAAGAAGATTATTGATACATATTCGAAGAGAAGTCAAGAATACTGCAAATAGATTCCTGTTTGAACCAAACAGGGAACAAACATTGGCAAACTTTGCTGCAGCAATTGAACCATTGATGCAAAAAATCAAGACTGAGGGTGGTGTCGAAAGATATGGCGTTCAAATTGATTCTAGCACAACAACACAGGTCGATGTTGAAAACAACACAATTCGTGGCAAGATTTATTTACAACCTACAAAATCAATTGAATTTATTTCACTCGATTTTGAAGTCAGAAATTCAATTGATTAAATATTTATATAATTAATTGAATAAATAAAACATTAAATAGGAGATAAAATGGCAGAAACATTAAGCATCGCGGAGATGATACCAAATAAATTTGAACCTAAAAGGAAAAATCGGTGGATTTTTGCAATAGAGGGGATTGATGCATTTCTTATGAAAAGCGCTGCAAGACCATCAGTTCAAATTCAAGAAACAGAATTTAAATATATCAATAGCACTAGATATTTAGCAGGTAGATCAACATTTGGAGACCTTTCAGTCACCATCTATGATGCAATTGCTCCTTCTGGTGCACAACAAGTAATGGAATGGATCCGTACACATTATGAATCAGTGTCTGGTCGTGCAGGTTATGCTGATTTTTATAAGCGTGATTGCCAACTTAAGATGTTAGATCCTGTTGGAACCGTTATTGAACTTTGGGATATTAAAGGTGCTCATTTAACAAATGTTACTTTTGGTGATGTAAGTTATGATGATGATGCACCAACAGAAATTTCTATGACATTGAGATTTGATAACTGCGTATTACAATACTAATTTTTTTACTGTCCTTCAATAATTAAATTATAAAATAATTTGAAGGCAAATATGGCTCTTTACGAAAAAATTAATCCTAATGACATTTTTTATGAAAGTAAAGGAAGTAATCCTTTATCTTTAAATGAATTAATACTTGAAGATACTGGAAAAACTGTTTCCATTATGGGACCTTCAAAAAAAGGTAAAGCTTTTTATCCTCAAGGTTTTGACACATATTCTGGTTCAAATGGACAAACTTTTGCAGAGGTAATTGGTGAAGTGCATGATCATTATAAAGAATATCAAGGAAGAATTAATTCAATATATTCTTCTTATGCTTCTTTGTCTGCAGGTGCTCAATTAAATTATACAAGGCTTTTAGGTATAGATCATGAATCTTTTGGCCAAAATATAAAACCTGGTTTTGAAATAGGTGCTTCAGGAAGTCTAACTGGAAAACTTTATGTTTTTGAGGCAGAATTTCATAAAAAAGGTAACAAAGATTTGACAAGGTTTAATTTTAATTTTCTAGAAAATAACAATACATTAGTTGCAGGTAGCAACAATGATATTTACAATTTAAAAATAGGTTTTTTGATTACAAAAGAAGGAGTAAGTTTTAATACAGGAAGCAATTACAATGATTATGAAATAATACCTGATAATTATGACAATACGTATAAAAATTTATATTCTTTGAAAATAGAAAATATTCAAAATGGTATTGAAACAGTAATACCCCAAAACGAAGATTTAGTATTAGACATTATTGAAATTTCAGGCAAGGTACCTAAAAAAATATATTTTAACTTTAATAAAAATTCTGACTATTATTTCGAAAAAGTTTTAAACAAAAACCCTTTAAGAATAAATGAATTTGGATATGTTTTGTATTCTTATGAAAACATTAATGATGTTTTTTCTTATTGCATTGAAAATAATGAAACTAATCTAAATAATACTTTAAAATATCATTTAGAAGATCCGGATGTATTTATTTCTGGAAATTTTAATTTTGGGCAAGAATTTAGATTATATAAAGATCTTAAGCAGCCTTATTCAAACGCAGAATCTCCGTGGTTTGTTTCACAAGGATTTTACAAGAAAGATGAACTTTACAAAAGAAACAACCTAAAAAACAGAATTATAAAATTATTTAAAGTGCATAGTTTAAGTGAAGGTAAATCAGGAAACGACATTTTTGTAAAAATTATTCCACAATCGTTAGGAAATGAATCACAATGGGCCAGTTTTGATTTGCATGTATTTAGTAAAAAAGATAAAAGTGGAATACCTTTAGAGAGTTTTGTAAATATTGATTTAAATGAAAATAGTGAAAATTATATTCTTAGAAAAATAGGCGACTTTCAAAGCTATTTTGATTTTAATGGATCTGAAAGAATAACCAATAAAGGAACATATAACCTAAACAGTAAATATATATACATTGAAATTTCAAAAGATGTAGAATATCAAAATATTCCTAAAGAGACAATTCCTTGCGGCTTTTTAGAAAATAAAAAATATGCTAGTTTTGGAAGTAAAAATGCACAATCAGCTCATAATTATGTAAATTCAACTATTTTTAAATCGGAAAACTCAAATTCAAAAATATCCGATTATCATTCATGGGGGCACAATCTACTTAATCTTTGCAGTGATAGTGAATTTACAAATTATATTCTAGAAAATAAAACACTAATTACTGGTTCTAACTTTTCTACTTTATATATAACAGAAGATATAAAGTTTAATGTTTTAAAGATAGACAATATTTCTATGTACAAAGAAGAAACCGAAAGATATTTAAATTCTAGTTACTATTATGGAAGTGATCTAGATAATAATTTAATAGACAATGAAATATTTCATTTGGAAAAAATAATATTATTCAATTCTAAAAAAGATAATATTCTTCGACAACATTGGGAATTAGCAACTTATGATGCAAAAGGAGAATTATTGCAAAATCTAAATAGTAATCTAAAATATTACGAAGAGATATCAAGCACAATAAATCAAAGTAATCATCCTTTTTATTATTATCAGATATCTAAAGAACAAAATTTTATCAATGATAACAAACTTATTGATTCTATAGAGGCATTAGGTCAAAAAAGGCATTATATAAGCTTTTTAGCTAACTTAAGTGGAGGTTTTGATGGATTAAACTTGTTTGACATAGAACAAATATCGATGTCAAACAAAGCAATAACAAATGTGCCGTACATAAAAGAATTGTGCAAATACGGATTTCAGGTCATGTGTGAAAACACTTTTTCAGACTTTATTCATTTGCCTGGAATTTACGAAAAAGATATATTAGAAAAAATAGAATCTAGATTAGATGTTTTGGATTTTAGAAGAAAGCCTATTTTTATAATTGACAAACCTTTATATGATTTTAATAATCAAATAGTAGAACCTCATGAAATACTTAAAAGATCAATTGAAACTGAAGGTATTAATCCTAGATGGTCAGACTGCGTTTTGAAGTATAATCAAGATAAAAATGTAGATATTCAAAAAAGTTTAACAAAATGGAAAGAGTATAGTATAAATAACAGCTATATTTCAAGTTTTGCGAATTATTTTAAAGTTAGCATATACAACGGTGGAAATTTAAAATTTGACAATAGAAAAGAATATGATATTATACTACCTTCAAGTATACTAGCAATGTACATTATATTAAATAATAACTTTAATTTAAATTTAACAGACATTGAAGCAAGTATATCAAAGATTGGTGAAAACAATATCGAGCAACTGATATCGATTTTTAAAGAAAGTGATCCTAAATTTGAGTTTAATAAAAAATTGATAATTGATAATAATGTTAATACTGTTCTTTCTTCTTTGAATAGTCCTAATTTAAAATTTTATACTGCAAAGACAAATGCATTTGTTGATACTTCAAATAATCAAAGTTTAAATAGCGTTTTACAGATTAGAATAATATTAAATCAAATTAAAAGAATTATAGAAAATGCCGGTAATAGACTTTTATTTGAAAATGTAAAATCAAAAAAAGAAACTTTGTCTAGGCATAATAGTGTATATACAAATATAATGAATAGATTAGTTGACGCAGGAACAATTGCAGACTACACAATTAAACTAGATGAATATTCGACATCAGAAGAAGATTTGATTAATAATACAATTCGAGGTGAAATATATATAGTTTTTAATGGTCAAAACAACTATATAAAAAACAATCAGTCGCAAGTGATATCGATCAAAATATAATATAGTATATCTACTACGTGGACAGTTTTATTTTCGAAAAAATATTTTAACTCCAAAATCAAATATTATAATATGATTAAATCGGAGTTAAAATTATTATGAGTAGAAAAACAACATTATCACAATTAGACGATAGTCCTATTACCCCAGAAACTGTACAAAATTTATCACAAGGTCGTATTCAAACGTCGAACGTCATGAGAGACGATTTTGGTATGAGCATTCCTGTAGAAGCAGTTCCTCTTCCTTCTAGAGGAATTATTTATTCTCCTGAATCATCTGCTTACGGATGTGAAACTTTGGATATTAAAGCAATGACAGCAAAAGAAGAAGATATTTTAACCAGTAGAGCTTACATCAAAAATGGTACAGTGATTACTGAGCTTATCAAGAGTTGCTTGGTAGACAAATCAATTAATGTAGATGAATTGATTAGCGGAGATAGAAATGCATTAATGATTGCATTACGTATAACCGGTTACGGTTCAGATTATGAAGTTGATTGTGAATGTCCAAAATGCTCAGCGACTTCAAAGCAAAGTTTTGATCTAAGTCAATTAAGGATTAAGAGACTTGAAATTGAACCTGTAACAGAAGGATCAAATCTTTTCGAAATAGAATTACCTGTCTCAAAGAAAATTGTTAAAGTTAAATTCTTGAATGGTTATGACGAAAAAGAAATGTTGACAACAGCCGAAAGAAAGAAAAAGTTAGGCATGCAAACAGAGTCATTAATCACAGATCGTCTTTCTGTTTCAATCATGTCAGTAGGAAGCGTTTCTGATAAAAATAAAATCAATCAATTTGTCAGAGAAATGCCTGCCAGAGATAGTTTGGCACTTAGAAAATTCCTTGACAATAATGAGCCTGGTGTAGACATGACAGTTACGATGAAGTGTAAATCATGCTTTGAAGAAAGCGACTTACGTTTACCTATGGGAGCAAGTTTTTTTTGGCCTGACAGATGAATCCAAATTAATGATCTTGGATGAACTATTTACTCTAATTTATTATGTCGGTTTTACTTGGCAAGATGCTAGAAATTTACCCGTTAGCATTAGAAGATGGCTTATTAAAAGATTTATTAAAGAAGTCACCAAAAAAGATGACAATTCTCCGCAACCTTTAAAGGCTGCGCACACTCAAACCCCTGAGACAAGAATGTTTAAAAACAGTCACAGGATGCATTCACCTAATCGTCTAAACAGACCTCTTTAATTTTTTTGAATATTTAATTATAATTAACTTACTTTTTTAAAGGACATATCATATGAAAAAGAATGATTTAAAAATTCATAATATCGCGGCAAAATACATTTTAGGGGAAAACATAGAAACTTCAATCAAAGGAGACAAAGAACAATTGAAATGTTTAAGTGGCTTACTTGAGTCTTCAAAAAAACTGTATTCTTCATTGGATGAGAACAAAAACCTTGATGAAATTCTAAAGATCATTGAAGAAAAGAAAGTTCTAGCAGATAAGTTTTTTGTTTTAACCGGAATTAAGTGGAAATTGTAAACACAAAGAAACTTAAGGAGAAGAAATAATGGCAATAAATAGAAGATTTGTACAAAATACAAAAGACGGTGTCGACCCAAAGGCATTAAATGAATATGTAGATAAGCTTGTAGAAATCAATGCTGAACATAAGAACATGATTGCTAGCATGGAGGTGTATAAAAAACAATACGAATTTGTTAATGATCTTGTAAACACAATGGATAATATTTATAGTCAAGTCATTGATAAAATGGATACAGGCATTCATAGCCAATCAGATATGATTAGTATGCTAGAAGAAACAAGAAAGCAATTAGAAATAAATCTTAAACACAGGAAAGACGAAACCGATCTTATTACCGGTCTTTCAGAGATTTATTCTGAAATCAATGAGAAAATCAATGTCTCTAGTGGCCTTGCTTCACAGTTTCGCAAAGAAGGTAAAGCGATGTTTGCAGGTAAAACATTTCAACCGTTTGTTTCTTCTTTACGAAATATTTCAAATCATTTTGGAGAAGCCGGCAAAGAGAGACAGAGGGTATTAGATCAATCCATTGAGCAATTAAGGCAAGAAGGAAAAACTGTCGAAGCAGCAATGCTAGAATTTCAGGATAGTTTTCAAGGAAAAGTATTCATGTATGCTGGTCCTATTTTTGATGCGGTATATGATAAAATTAAATCTTTGGTTGTGCCGGTCTTAAATGCTTTAGTTGATGCTGCCAAAAAAGGAATAGAAGCTATTTTAAAAATACCAGGCGCTTTGTATGAAGTAATGAAATCAATGACAGTTTTTTCAAAGGTCATGATTGAGAAATTAGGAAGTTTAACTCAATCTATTGTCGCAATACCTCTTAACATTTTAGAAAAAGCTCAAGAATTAGGTTATGAAATAAAGAAAGAAATGAATGAGTTTGCTCAAACTTTTGAAAATCTTCAAAAGGATTTCGTAGGAGGTGACTTTATAGGAAAAGGCTTTGCAAAACTTCAAGGCAATCTAATTGGTGCTAGAAAAGAATTCATGAATGTTAATACTGAAGCTGTTCATCTGTTCGGTAGAGGTATATCAGGTATCAATAAAGCTTTTCAAGAAACTCAAACAATTGTTAAGTCTTTAGGTGTTTTTACTTCATTGTTCGCAGAACAAATTACAAAGAACAAAGAAAATGCTTTCTTTTATTTTAAAATGAAACAAATCTATGATTTGACCGACGATGATTTACAGTTTATTGCCAGATCTGCTTCAAATACAGGAAAAAGTATTGCAACGGTTTTTCAAGGTATATCTGACGGTATTACAGAAGCAGCTCATGTTCATCATCAAGATGCAAAACAAATGTCTAGAGATTATATTGACATGCGTAAAAACGTTATCTCTTTTGGTCACATTACAAATAAAGAGTTAGGAAATGTTGTTGCAAGAACGAGGCAGATGCGTGTTGAAATGAAAGATGCAGTTGCACTCTTTGAAAAAGTTCAAACTTTTGAAGACGCTGCAAATATGTCATCACAATTAAGTCAGTCTTTCAATATGGTTGTTGACTCCATGGAATTGCTAAGAGCTGAGTCTCCTGACCAAATGTTAAAGATGTTAAGAGACGCCATGTTTGCAACTGGTCGATCTTTTCAAGACATGAATCGTTTTGAAAAATCATTACTGCAGCAACAAACCGGTTTAAGTTCAGAAGCCATGCAAGCCCTTTTCTCCTTTGAGAACGTAGGTAAATCTTATCAAGAAATCATGAAAGACATGAACGAAAAAGATCCGGTTCAACAACAAATAAAAAGTATTAATTCTATGAAAGATGCAATCGTAGAGCTTAAAGAAACAATGCCTCAATTTCAAAATGCTTTTGATGCTTTTTTCACAGGCTTAAAAGACAATGTTCTTCTTTCTTCTAAGGTCAGAAAAGAACTTTCTTCTGTCTCTTTTACTTTTGATTCAATATATTTGGCCGGTTTAAACAAAAACATTAAGTCTCTAGAGCCTGCAATAACAGCAGTTCTCGATGTTATAAAAAATATTAGTGCTATTTTTTCCAGTAAAACTTTTTTAAGTTCAATTAATACTGTCGCTGAATCGATTGCCAATATTATTTTAATGTTTACCAATGCTAGAAATTCATTGAGTGGTAGTGGTATTGCAGTAGGTGATATCACAAAAGAATTGAAAAAAATAAAAAATGCAATTCAGCCTATTTTTGCAAATCTATTTAATATTGGATTTAGTCTTGTGAAAGGTGCATTTTATTTATTTGTTCAAGAGTTGCCTGATTTGATCAAATTTTTATTAGATTCTTTGAATGAAATATTTCAAAAGAAAGCAAATCCATCCGGGATTGCATCTTCTTTTGCAGAGGATATAATTTTTTCATTCAAATTAGGAATTAAAAAAATTGTCACCGATGTTCAAGCAGATATGCCAACCATAATTGGTGCATTTACAAATATTCTGACATTTTCAAAAGAACTTTTTCTTGCCGGTGTTGAAATTGCAACTGCGATTATTCAAGGAATAATTCAAGATTTAACCAGTCCTAAATCCGGTTCTCAAATTCTTAAAGCTTTTCAAGACACCTTTAATAATATTATAGAAGAATTATTTACAAAAACTAACGCAACAACAAAGGTCAATGAAAGTATTTTTGGTAGATTTTTTGATCCAGTTAATATAAAAAGCGCAATACAATCTTTTAAGAATATAATGAAAACATTAATTCCTATTATGGAAGAAATTGTTCTACAAGTTACACATTATGCCGCAATATTGCTAGATGAAATAGCTAAAGAAATTTTAGCTTTTGCTAACGATACGGATCCTTTTGGCTTACTCGATGAAGGTAAATGGGGCCAAATTGCCGGCAATTTAACAAAAATTTTAAACAGTTTGTTTTTAGACTCTTCTGGGGGTATTGTTTCTAGTTTAATTAAATTAGCCGATAAGTTTTTTGATTATTTAGGAACTGTGACAAATTCGGAAGGAACTAGTTTATTAGGTCTATTTAAAAAAATAATTTCTTCTGTCACAACTACATATGTTGATTCTTATCTTGTGATGATAAAACAAATTGCAAAAAATTATGCGGTTGAAATTGTTCTTGCTTTAGCAGGTATTGGAACTGTAATTTACGGTGCAGTTTCTAGCGTTTCTGCTTTTATCACAGGTTCAATTGTAAATGGTGCAAAAGTTCACGCTCAAATGATTGAAACTGCAATAATTAGAGCAGGAGATAGAATGGGCTTAATTCTTAAAAACAATATAGAGACAGCCCTTCAAAAAGAAGGTGTAACAGGTGCAAAAAATGCAGATAGTGCATATGATGGTCCTGATAAAAGAAAAGGACTTGGAAAATGGAGAGCAGGTGCAGGGGCCCTAGGGGCAGGCCTAATGGCAGCTGACATGTTTATAGATGAAGAAGCACACCCATTGGCTAAC